TTCTGGCAGTAATTCCAGCAGGATATATTGTCAGCTCGGTCGAAAGACCAACAGTTACCACAGTCGGAGCATCGACTTTGCTTATCGCAGATGTTCGAGTATCTACCTACTACACACGCACAGTCTAAGGAGAAATAATCATGGCAACAGTAGTAATCACTGGTCGCGATATTTCGTTGTCTTTCACAGGTGGAACAGACATCGAAGCGCAAGCAACCAGCGCAGTTTTAACAAAGGTCAATGAGCGTCAGGCATATCAAACACTTGATGGCGTTGCTTATAAGACAACAGACATTTCAGGAACATTTGCATTGTCAATGTTGGCTGATTGGGGCAAGGCAAACTCAGTTTGTGAGGCTCTATGGACAGCAGCAGAAACCGCTCCAGATACTGACATTTCAATCACTCTAACAGCTGCAACTGGCGCACAATTTGTGTTTCCAGTAAAGCCAGAGTTCCCAACAGCAGGTGGATCAGGAATTGATGCACAAACTGTTGATTTTGAATTTACAGTTTCAGGTGGAGCAGTAACAGAAACATTTAGTTAAGAAATAGAAACGGGAGCAAAAAATGAAATTACCAATTACAATTGAATATAACTCAGGCGAGCAAGCCACTTATGTAGCCCAACCGCCTGAGTGGGCAAAGTGGGAAAAGACAACTGGTCACACCATAAGCCAAGCAAAAGAAAAACTTGGCATGTGGGATCTAATGTTTTTGGCTTATAACGCACATAAGCGAGAAGCAGCAGGAAAACCAGTAAAAGGATTTGAAGTATGGATGGAAACAGTTGCCGATGTAATTGTCGGTGATGCAGACCCAAAAGTCATCCAGCAGGAAGCCTAAGCAGATTATTGGTTGAGTTGGCAATAGCCACACAAATACCAATGAGTGAATGGGTTGATTCAGACGACATTTTGACAGCGATAGAAGTATTGGAGCAGAGGTATGGCAAATGAAACAATCGCCTACAATAAAAAAGACCTGCGCGATATTTATAAGGCTTTCAAACTTATGGACGACCAAGCTACTGATGAAGCACGCCGTCAATCTGCTGCTCTGGCGTATTTTGCATCAGAAGAAATTAAACAAGCAGCTGGACAAAGAACAAAGGCTGGCAAAGTTGCGCAGAGAGTCGCGGATGGCGTTAGCATCTCTAAATCGAGCAAGATCGGTGAGTTCAGCTACGGTTTTGCCAGACAAAAGTTTTCAGGTGGTGCTACTACACAAACCTTATGGGGTGGTGTTGAGTTTGGTTCAAATAAATTTAAACAGTTCCCTACATATTCTGGACGGTCAGGTCGTGGATCTCGCGGATGGTTCATATATCCAACCCTTCGCAGAATTCAGCCTGAATTGATTAACAAATGGGAACAAAGTTTTGATCGCATTATTAAGGAATGGGTCTAATGGCAACCGGTAATCGCACATTAAAGTTATCAATCCTTGCCGATGTTGATGACTTAAAAAAGAAGTTAGGCGAAGCTGATAAAGCCGTAGAAACTAACTCAAGCAAAATTTCAGATTTTGGAAAAAAGGCTGCTGCTGCATTTGCGGTCGCTGCTGCTGCTGCCGTTGCCTATGGCACTAAATTAGCCATTGATGGGGTCAAGGCTGCAATAGAGGATGAACAGGCACAGTTAAGGTTAGCCAATGCCTTAAGACAAGCCACAGGTGCTACTGATGCCCAAATAAAGGCAACTGAAGACATGATTCTAAAGACATCTTTAGCCACAGGTGTTGCAGACGATAAATTGCGTCCAGCCATGCAGAGATTGGCAGTATCTACAAAATCTACTGAGGAAGCTCAAAAGTTATTAACCCTTGCTTTAGATATTAGTGCTGCATCAGGTAAAGATTTAGAAACTGTTGCAAATGCTTTAGGTCGTGCTCAGGATGGAAATGTTACATCTCTTGGCAGATTAGGACTTGGATTAAGCAAGGCTGAATTATCAACATTATCTTTTACTGAAGTTCAAGCCAAGTTAGCCGAGTTGTATGGTGGCGCAGCAGCTACAAATGCTGAAACCTTTCAAGGAAAGATTGATCGCTTAAAAGTAGGATTTGATGAAGCAAAGGAAAGTTTAGGCGTTGCTTTATTGCCAGCAGTTGAGCAATTTATTACATTCTTAAACGATCAGGGCATTCCAACCCTTAATGCTTTTATTGCAGGATTAACTGGTGATGAAGGATTAAGTGCCAGCCTTACCGAAACTCAAAGAGGTGCTGAAAGTTTTGGAAAAGCAATTGGCGTAGTTAGTGGGATTATTTCAGGATTTATTACATTTTTAAGAGAAGCAATTGGCTTAGTTGTATCACTTGCAAATGAATTAATTAGAGTCGTTAATATAATTCCTGGTGTAAATGTAGGGTCAATTCCAAATCCTGCTCCATCAGCTGCTAGATCATCATTACCATCAGTTCCAAAAGCAAGCGGAACATATACAACAGGGCAAGGCGTTACAAATATAACTGTTAATGCAATTGATGGCGAAGGTGCTGCCAGAGCTGTTGCTAAGGTTGTCAATCAAAGCGCTGCTAGATCTAATCCATACCTTTCACGAGCAGCCGTTAAGCCATAACCATGAGTGCATGGACACCAGATTGGAAATTGACTGTCGGTGGGGTTGATTATACTGACATAACGATAAGCGATGTTCAGCATGAATCTGGTCGAACTGATATTTACTCACAGCCAAATCCATCTTACATTCAAATAAGTTTAGTTGCCTTAAATGGTCAAACATTACCTTTTGACATTAATGACAGTTTAGATTTACAAGTCAAAAACAGCGCAGGAACTTATGTAAGCCTATTTGGTGGCGACATTACCGATGTAAGTGTTACTGTCGGTGCTACTGGATCGATAGCCACAGTTGTTGAATACACCATTATTGCAATGGGTTCACTTGCAAGAATAGCCAAAGAAATTTGGAATGATAACATTTCTCAAGATGAGGATGGCAACCAGATTTATGAAATTTTATCTAGCGTATTGCTTGGCACTTGGAACGATGTTCCATCAGCTACAACTTGGGCAACTTATAATGCAACAGAAACTTGGTTAAATGCAGTCAATTTAGGACTTGGCGAAATCGATCAACCCGGCCTTTACACAATGACTGCTCAATCAAATTTAACTGACACGATTTACAATGTTGTTGCAGATATTGCCAATTCTGCTTTTGGTTACATTTATGAGGATAATGCAGGAAACATAGGCTATGCCGATGCTGACCACAGGCAAAACTATCTGCTTACAAATGGTTATGTTGATTTAGATGCCGGTCATGCTTTAGGTGCTGGCCTTTCCACAGTTATGCGCTCAGGTGATGTTAGGAATGATATTTATATCAATTATGGCAATAATTTTAATTCACAGGAAACTGCCACAGATGCCGCTTCAATTGCCCTTTATGGCTATAAAGCCGAAACTATCAATTCAAGAATTCAAGGGTCAGTAGATGCTCAAGCAATTGCTGATCGTTATATCGCTCAAAGAGCTTATCCATTATCTAAGTTCCAATCGATCACTTTCCCAATAACTAACCCTGAAATTGACAACTCAGATCGAGATGATTTGTTGGGCGTATTTATGGGGATGCCGGTTTATTTAACTAATCTACCTAACCAAATATCAGGTGGAGAATTTGAAGGTTATGTTGAGGGCTGGTCATGGAGCACTCGGTTCAATGAGCTGTTTTTAACAATCAATGTTTCTCCAGTCGCATTTAGCCAAGTGGCGATGCGTTGGAATACCACGCCAATAACAGAGGCTTGGAACACAATAGACCCAACATTAACTTGGGAATACGCTACAATAGTCGCATGAGGATAGGATAAAATGGCAACTACTACCAATTATAGCTGGACAACACCTGACGATTCTGCGTTGGTTAAGGACGGAGCCAGCGCGATTCGCACTCTTGGTTCATCCGCAGACACAACTGTTAAAGCATTAAATCCGGGAACTACTGCTGGCGATATTGATTATTACACAACTTCAACCGCTAAAGCCCGAGTTGGAATTGGAACTGCTGGTCAATTATTAAGAGTTAATTCTGGTGCAACCGCTCCAGAGTGGGCAACCATTTCCACAGGTGGTATGACTTTAATTTCCACAACAACTTTATCAGGTGCAACAACTACACTTTCATCTATTCCGCAAACCTATGTTTCTTTATATTTAGTTGTTACTGGAGTTACAGGTAATACGAGTGACGCCCAAGTAAGAATTTTGCCAAACAATGTTAACAATTTAACCAATTTCAATTTTATCGAAAACGGTGCTGCTAATTCTAATGCTAATACGATGTTGAAATTAAGCGATACGAACACGCTTCGCACAAATGCAAATAATGCTTGGCAAGTTCAATTTCACAATTACACTTCATCCACAACTTTCAAACCTTTTAGCGCCTCAGGTTTATTTGTCAGCTCAGCATCCGTGAATACGTCTAATTTGTCTGGTGGCGCTTTTCGTTCAAATACTGCCATAACTTCTATTGTGCTTGATTACGGTGGCACAAATACATTTGCAGGTGGAACTGTCCTGCTTTACGGAGTAAAATAATGACTAAATCAATAAGACCTTTAGTAAGAATTCACGATCTTGCAATTGATGAAATAATTGATCGAGAAATGAATGATGCTGAGTTTGCTCAATATGAAGCAAATAAAGCAGCACAGATAGCAGCAAAAGCCGAAGCCGAAACAAAGGAAGCCGAACGCCAAGCAATACTTGATCGTTTAGGTTTAACTGCTGACGAAGCAAAATTGCTACTTGGCTAATGAAGCCATTTTTATCTAAAGCTGCTGATACTTTACGCGATCAAATAAATGATTCTTTCGTGGATCGCAGCAGGAAAGCTGATGGATGGATCGGTGATATTAAGCATCAATCAAGGAAGTCCGACCATAACCCACGACCATCAGGTGAGGTATGCGCAATCGATATTGACGCTGGCTTATCTGACGAGCAAGGGATTAGTCATGCTTTGGCAGATCAGCTTCGACTCACAGCAAAAAAAGATAAGCGTATTTCTTACATAATTCATGCTGGTAAAATATGTTCAGGAAAATCGCTTTGGCGTTGGGTTAAGTATCGTGGCATTAATCCACATCATAAGCATATCCATATTAGCTTCAAGCCAAATCAAACTGGCGAAAAGTTCGACATCCCACTACTGAAAGGCAATTGAATGAAACTAACTAAAAAACAAAAGTCAATCTTAAAATCTTACTTTCGTGGAGTATTGGTGTCATTCTTGACATTTTTAGCAAGTAATGAATTGGGATTAGATCCAGTTGTATCAGTTGCAATTGCAGCATTCGCTGGTCCAGCAGCTAAAGCATTGGATAAGTCTGAGGGTGAGTTTGGCGTTGGTTCTGAAAAATGACACCGAACGAATGGGTCGCATTTGGCGTTGGCGTCTGTTCTATCGCGACCGCTTTATTACTGGCTCTACGATGGGTTATTAAAAGTTTCTTAAGCGAACTTAAGCCTAATTCTGGCAGCTCGATCAAAGATGCAATTAACCGAATTGATGAAAGAAGTTTAAGATTAGAACAGCGTGTTGATGAACTGTTCTCTTTAGTCAATAGGCGATAATTTATTTTATGGCGAACACACGAAAACGCACACCACGCAAAAAGGTTAATCGGAGAGTAGTTCGCCACACTCCTGAGCCATTAAGTAAAATTGATCAACATTACATGGCTTTACATGAATGCTACAAAGCAGCCAGAAAAGCAGGATTTACGCCTGAACATGCTTTTTGGCTTATGACTGAACATAAAACATTCCCTGATTGGATTGTAGGCGATGGCGGGATTATTCCTTCCATAGATCCAACTGACGATGAGGATGACGATTAAGCGATACTTAGTAATAAGTGATTTGCAAATTCCATACCACCATGAAACAGCTGTCAAGAATGTTATTAAGCTGGCTAGAAAAGAAAAGTTTGATTCAGTTTTATGTGTGGGTGATGAAATTGATTTTCAAACCATTAGCCGATGGGCTGAGAAAACACCTTTGGCTTATCAGCAAACCCTTGATGATGATCGCACAGCTACTCAAGAGATCCTTTGGGCATTAACTGAGAATGCTAAAGAGGCTCACATTGTTAGATCAAATCACACTGATAGGCTTTACAACACTTTATTAAAAGTGCCAGGCTTAATTAGCCTACCTGAGCTGCAATACTCCAAGTTCATGGACTTTGATTCTTTAGGCATAACTTTTCACAAATCATTTTATGAGTTTGAAAAAAATTGGATACTTGCTCACGGAGATGAAAGTAATGCAAATCCTAACGCTGGCCTGACTGCCCTAAATCTTGCCAAAAAGGTCGGTAAGAGCGTAGTTTGTGGGCATACCCATAAATTAGGTCTATCATCGTTTTCTGAGGGCTTAGGAGGCCAATACAGGACGATTTACGGTATAGAAACCGGAAACTTAATGAATAAAGCTAAGGCCAGTTACACAAGAGGCATCGCCAACTGGCAAATGGGCATAGTAATCCTTGAATGGAATGGTAAAAACATGACTCCAACGCTTATCCCAATTAATAAAGATGGCTCATTTACAGCTCTAGGAAAGAGTTATGGGGCGTGAAACCGATTATCACGATAGGACGATTGATGACCATATCGATGACTTTGAGGATATTAGCGTTATCTAATCGTTATAAACGACACGCCAAAAGACTGTTGCGCTGTCGGTAAATCGCGTCATACTAATCCCAACGCAAACAAATGTTTTGCGGAACGGGAGTAATTATGGAAATACTAGGAATGTGGTTATTAATTGCCGGCAGCATGGCAGTTGCATGGTGGACAATAAAACACACAAACAATGAAAACTACGAAACAGGATATTGGACTGGTCGTCAGGATGGCTGGCGTGCTAGCTTGGAACACCAAGAGCGCGTAAAAAAAATGAAGTTAGATCAGGTTTTTGATTATGACAAAAACTGAGGATCTACTAAATGAAGTCATTACTACAATCCAAGAGCGTGGAAGTGTCTACGGTCATCCATACTACAATCACAAAAGAATCGCAGGATTGTGGAGTGCATATCTTGATCACCCAATCACACCACACCAAGCTGCTTTATGTATGGCGTTGGTCAAGGTTTCTAGGCTTACTGAAACTCCAGATCATTACGACTCAATTAAGGACTTTGTCGCCTACGGTGCTATCTATCGCACGGTCCTCGAAGCAGTCCAAGACCAAGATTTTGAATGGAAGGAATAATGTTTAATTTACAAGATTACGAAACAGTAGAATCAAGATTGGAAAAATGGCATGAGAAATACCCTGATAATCGTATCGAGACTGAACTCATTGAAGCGAATGACAAGCGGTTCATTGTATTTGCCAAGTTATTCAAAACTGAAGCTGATGCAAAGCCATGCTCAACTGGTCTTGCTTTTGAGATCATTACAGAGAAGGGTGTTAATTCAACTTCTGCATTGGAGAATTGTGAGACTTCAGCGATCGGTCGTGCGCTCGCAAATGCTGGTTTCGCA